CCTCGGCGTCGAGGTTGTGGGCGTGCCACATCATCACGACACCGACCCGCCAGTCGCGGGCACGGTCGATCAGCTGCTTCGTCGCCGCGACCGTGCGGTTGTCGTTGCTGTAGTGGATCTGCCCGTCACGCAGCACCCCGTCGATGGGCCGGTAGTACGTGTCCTGGAAGTAGCCGGACGAGATCGCGTGATGCCCTCGCAGGAGGTGGCCGGCGTAGGTGTTGGCCCAGTTCGCGACCGTGTACGACGGCATGTGGCCGCTGTACGAGATGCCCGCCCCGCCAGGGGGTGCGAAGCAGTCGATCGGGATGCGGGGCATCTTCTCGCGCAGCTTGTCGAGCGCACCGATGAGGTTGTCGTAGATCGCGGCCTGGCCGGTGGCGTTGGCGTGGTCGCGGCCGTGGTTCCACACCTCGCCACCGTCCTGGATGCTGTACGTCTGCATCGTCGTGAGGTCGGTGTCGGTGATCGTCTCGCCGGTGGAGGCGATACTGTCCGACGTGGTGACGCGCGTGAAGGGGAGGCCGCGCTCGCGCAGCAGCGGCAGCACCTTGGCGACGAACTCGGTGGGCGCGTCGTCGAAGCGGAGCGCGATCACGCCCCGTCCCGCGGTGCCAATCGTCCCGCCCTTCCGGGCCCGGAGCTTCTCCCGGAGGAAGCCGTGCCTGACGAGCCCGGAGGTGTCGCCCGGATCGCTCGACCCGCCCGAGACCATCGCCACCTCCGCCCACCCTGATAGGGCTCCATTATTCAGGCGGGAGCGCAGAAACTGCCGCGGAGGCTGCTCAGCTGTGACCGCAACGTAACCCACCCCCGTCCCGGTCGAGAGGGGCGTCACAGTGATCACGGACGGGTACTCCCACGGCAGGTCGAGCGCCCGCGCGATCACCACGTTCGAGACGATGTACGTGCCCGGCGTGAGCACGTCCACGTCATCGTTCGCGGTGAGGAGGACGGGGTCGTCCTTCCCGACGAGGGAGGCGACGTCCGCGTCGATCGCCGTGGCGAGGTTGACGAAGTCCCGCGACTGCGGCGACACCGAGTCACCGGGGGCGGGGTACGGGTAGCCCCGCGGCGTGAAAGAGACCATTGGTCAGATCCTCCCTAGAGGTGAGTTCTCGAAGCCCGAGTAGGTGGCGCCCGCCCACGCCGACTCGAGCGCCTGATACGTCTGGCCCGTGTACGCGGCCTCGAACTCGGCCCATGTGGTGTGACGGGTGACGGTGCCGATCACGCGCACCGTCAGGGACATGTGCGCGCCGTCGCCGTGCGTCTCCCGCTTCCCGACCACGACACAGTTCACGGCCATGCCGAGCAGGCTGGTGGAGTCGATCCGGACTATGTCGCCGAGCTGGATGCGGGGGTCGTAGTCGACCGTCACGTCGGTGAGGGTCACGAGCGGGGTCGCGAGGTTGCGGGACAGCCAGTCCACGACCGACTGCGCATGCCCCTCGATCGCCCACGCGGCCAGGTCAAGGGTCATGTCCGGCGCCCACGACGGGCCGGTCGTCGCGCCGGTGACTTCCATGTCGATGAAGTCCGCGACGCCCTGCCCGCGCACGATCGGCATCCCGAACCCGCGCAGGGTGCGGCGGATCGCGGTCAGGTCGGGGTTCGTCATCGACTGGACCGTCGACCCGGTCGTGTTCGTGTGCGTGAGCTTGAACGTGCGCGGCGTGACCCGTTCCAGCGCCGCACTGTAGGCGTCGCCGACAGTGTTGTAGGTGTCGTTCGTGTTCTCGATGACGGCCGAGTAGAACGAACCCTTCCGCGCATTGAACCTGTCGACCACAGCGGAGGCGCGCCACATGGTGGTGTCCACGCCGAACCACTCCTGGTCGGCAGGGACCTCGACGAACTCCTCAGTGACACCGGGGGTGATGTCCGGGCCCCGATCAGGGGACCAGAGCGTCTTCGTGTACCCGTCGGCGGCGAGCTTCAGCGCGACGCCCTGGAAGTCCGCGTACACCCTGCGGCGCGTGGCCTGCAGCGACTCGACCCAGCCGAGCTCGAAGATGTCGTCCGTCGTGGTGAACGTCCGCACCGGGGTCCCGGTGTACATGACGTTCGTGGGCGCCCACTGCATCACGCCCAGCTCGTCGATCCACATCGCGGTGAGGGTCGCCGCGCCGATCTCCGCGAGGAGGTTCCGCGCGTTCCGCTTCACTTGCGTCCGCGACACGTACTGGGAGTTGACGAGCCCACGCCCCCAGGCATGCACCGGGGACGCGGTCACGTGGGACGACATCGCCTGCCACTGCGCGAGGGTCAGGACGCCGACACGGATCTGGACCTGCGGCCCCCACGTCGACACCTGAACGGGCGAGGACCCGGACCGGGCGTTCACGCCCAGCGACACGGAGAAGCTGCTGGACCCATTCGAGGTCCCGGCAGGGACGCCGGTCTGCGCGACCGTGTACCGCATCGCGCCCGAGACGGGGATCGCGACGTCCACCCACACGGTCCCGTCCTGCACGACAGCGGCACGAGTGACAGTCTCGTCCGCGAGCAGAGTGCCCGTGTCGGGGTGCCCGTCCCAGACGCGGGTGCGGAGCGTCAGCACCGACGTCGACGGGTCGAGAGTCCCTGCGATGCGGTAGCGGCGCTCATCGTCCATCGCGACGTTCAACGTCGCTGCCTCGCCGAGGCCCGCATGCCAGCGCATCCAGAGGCGCAGCACGGACGAGGACCCGAGCGTCGCGGGGAGGGGCCGGTAGTTGATCAGGTTGTCCGCCAGGTACGTCGACCCCTGCATGTCGACCTGCAGCACGACAGAGCCGGTGGACTGGGTCGGTGCGGGGATCCCGAAGCCGCCGGCGCGCAGCGCACGGTAGGCGGCGTGCCACGGCTGCACCCCGGTGACAACGGGGGCGTTCGCAGTGTCCGTCGCCTCGTCGTAGTCGCCGGGCATCCGCCACGCGACCGGCACGAGACTGATCGGCCGTTCCAGCTGGTCCGTCGCGTCGATGATCTTCGACGACAGCGACTCCGTGTCACCCTCCGTCGTATCGATCCGGCCCGTGAACACCTTCCACGACGTGTCCGCGTCGCCAGCCCACACCCCGACCTCGTCACCAGGCTGCGGAGGCCACGCACCAGCACGAGTCCACGGCGTCGCAGGCCGCTCGATTACCGGAGACTGCGGCGCCCACTGGATCGTCCCAGTCCGCGCCGACACCCCCGACACACCCGCCACCTGATCGGGAAGGTCCGACGCCACATCCGCGTCGATGCTCACCGAGGACGCGGCACGCGCGACCCCGTTCACCTCGACATGCAGCCGCCACTCCTGGACCCCAGCCGCGAGAGTGCCCTCCTGCATCAGGCCACCTCCATCACCGTGAATCCAGCATTCGAGTACGTGCCGAACGAGTTCGCGGCCAGGAGATCCTCGGACCAGCCATCGATGACTGCCGCCCGGCACCCGTGCCCGGCGCTCCACGGCACCGGACCGTCCGTCCACGACACCTGCGGGCGGACCAGACGCAGCGTCTCCGTCCGCACACCGATCCCCATCGACACCGCCCCCTCCGGGACGACACCCGACACCGACACCCGCTGCATCCCAGCCACGGCGGCACCAGTGCCTGTCAGGACCCCCGCAGACCCGCCAGCCTCGTTGTAGAAGCCGATCGTGATCCCCGGCGCGCCCGTCCGCCGCTCCACGTCCGCGGAGTACGTCACCGGCATCCCCGGCACGACCGGGATCCCACGCACGAACACGGCCGCGGACCCGCCGATCGAGACGGTCAGGGAGCGGGGAGCCCTTTGCCCGTCCGCGTCCAGGACCGGCGGACCATCCACCAGCCCCGTCACCGTCGAACGGTCCATCAGCAGCGCCTCACGCGGTGTGAGGAGGTTCCCCCGCTGCGCCTGGACGGGCACCCAATGCCACGGACCCGTACCCCACGCCCCCGTGACGAACGCGGACAGGACCGCGAGCTCGGACGGGGTCGCGACCCCGACCGACAGATCCCACACGCGAGGAGAGGCGGGACGCGCCTGCACGCGCCGCCGCCCCTCCACCGTGAACCCTTCGACGTAGCGAGCGGTCGGCTGGACCCGCTCACTCGACGGACACGACAGCCCGACCAGACGCCCGAGAGACCCGAGGTACTCCATCAGCCCCTCCTCGTCACGAACGGCGCCCGCTGCGCCTTTCCGGCATCGACCACCGCGCCGTAGAGGGTGCGGCCGTCGAGGTTGATCGCGAGGCGCGCTCTGGACAGCCCGGCCATCACAGCCGCCTCGAGAGACAACTGGTCCACCGACGCCGACATCGGCTGCGCCGAGAACGCGCCCGCCAGGTCAGCCGGGGACATCCCACCATTGATCGCCTCGAGCGCGGGCCCCCACTGCTTCGCGGAGGCGCCGTTGACGACGAACTCCGTGCCGGCGAGGGGCTGCATCTGCATCCCGCCGCCAGCGAGCCCGGACTTCACCGGCCAGAGGACGTTGTCGATGCCCGGGCCCGGGTAGGGGCCAGGCACCCAGCCACCAGAGTTGAGGCCCTGGTTCAGCCAGCCGCCGTTCGCGAACCCGCTCGAGCCACCGGACCCACTGAACCCCGGGTTGGAGTAGCCGACGGTGATCGTCATGTGCCGGTTCCTGGCCGCGTTGTTGATGCGGGAGTTCGCCGAGGACGAGTTGTCGCTGACGTCGATGTGGGAGTCCCGGTTGCGAGCAGCGGAGTTGATGTCCGAGTTCGCCTGCCCCGTGTTCGCGTCGACGCCGATCGTGCCCCGGGTGTTGTCGGCGTGCCGCTTAGCGGAGTCCGTCGCCGAGTTCGCGCCCGAGTTGTCGCCGTCGATCTCGACCGTGCCGCCCGACGCGTTGATGAACGCGATCGCTGCAGCGAGTGCCTGATCCGCGGGGTACGTCTCCCCGTTGATCGTCACGGTGCCGTCGGAGCTGTCGATCAGACCGAGGACCGTCATGAGTGCCTCGCCGGCCTCGTACGTGTCACCGTTGATGGTGACCGTGCCGCCCGACTGCTCGACTGCAGCGACGAACGAGTCGACCTGCATGTACCCCTCGGTGGGGTCAGCGGACAGTGCCACGGACCCACCCGACGCCTCGATCTCATCGACCAGGGTCGCGACGTCATTCGACGCAGGGGCGGTGTCAGCCTCGACCGGCATCTCGGCGGGGTTCTCTCCTACCAGGCCGGAGAACTGCGACACCTCCTCCTTCGCGGGGTCGGTGTTCGCCGTCACCGGCAGCTGGGGCGGGTGGAGCTCCTGCTCCTCCCACAGTCGGCTGAGCTCCGCCTGGGCCTGCTCCGTCTCGACCTTCACCTCGGTCTCGACGAAGTCGGGGATCAGCTGCAGCTCGTCCGCGAGGCGCTCGGCCTCCTCCGTGGACATACCCATCGACTCGGCCGTCTCAATGAACGACTCACGGCCACGAGAAAGGATGTCGTCCAGCTCAGAAGCCGACGCACCTGCCTCGCTGGCCTGATCCGCCCAGCGGTGGGTCGCATCGGCGACCGCGTCGAGTGCCGACTCGTTCGCGCGCCCCTTCTCGGTCGTGACGTCGAGCGTCTCGCCATTTTCCTTCACCGCCGCGGTCGCGTCGTCGATCGCGGCCTCAAAGTCGCGCTGCGAGCCACGCACACCGAGGAGGACGTTGGCAGTGTCCTGCAGGAGGTCCTGCAGCTCTGCGAGCGCGTCGGCCTGCTCCTGCACCGCATCGGTGCCAGCATCGGTCGCACCCTCAGCCTCGGACTGGGCAGTGGTGTACCCCGTGACGGCGCCCGTGGCATCGTCAACGGTAGGGACGAGCTCGCCCATCGCGATCTTCGCGAGGGTCGCCTCATCAGCCTGCAGGCCCATCGCGGTCGCAGTCGCCGTCAGCTCCGTCTTGAGCGTCGGCATGTGCTCGATGAGGTCCTCGAACGCGACACCCGACTCCTCGAGCACCTGCGCGACCGCCTGAGCGTTCCCAGACGTGTACAGGGCCGACAGAGCCCGGTCGAGCTCCTGGACCTGCTGGGTCGCGACCTCTGTCTGCGTGTCCCACACACCGAGGCCGGAGGCGAGGAAGTCCCCCGCCTTCTCGAGCGCGTTCGCGTCGAGGATCTCGAGCGCATTCGCGAGGTCGGTGACCGACGCGTTGCCGGTCCCCGTCGCGGAGACGAGCTCGTCGATCATCCCCTTCGTGATCTCGCCGGTCTCGGACGCGTTCAGCAGCCCGGCAGCCATCTCGTCAGAGGTGGTGGCGGCTTCCCGGAACTGGTCCGCGATCGCGCCAGCGGCCTGCAGGCCGACGAACGCGACGCCGGCACGGGTAGCGAACCCGGCGACCTTCGACAGGCCGCTCGCGACATGCGGGGACGTGGTGCGGAGGTCACGGAACGCGGCGACGGTGTCCATCGCGGCGGGGACGACCTTCATCAGCCCGCCGGCGAGGAGACCGGTCGTGGCGACGATCGCGCCGAGCCCGGTCACGGACCGCTGGACCGGGTCCGGGAGCGCCGCGAACCAGCCCGCGAGGTCAGCGACCCCGCCCGCCACGTCCGCGAGGACGGGCAGCACGGACGCACCGATCTCGATGCCGGCGTCGACGAGGGCGTTCTTCGCGATCTTGAGCTGTGACTCGGTCGTCGCGTACCGCTTGTCGGCCTCCTCGACGAGGGCGAGGTTCCGCTCGAACTCGGTGTTGCCCATCTCGAGGGCGCTCGTGAGTCCGTCCGCGTTCGCCGCGAGGCGCAGGAACGTGTCGGACTCGCGGATCCCCTTGATCCCGAGGTCGGAGAGGATCGCGGACATGCTCTCGCCCTGGGCGCCCGCATCGGCGAGGCCGTGCACGAACGCGTCGAGGCCCGCGGCCGTGTCTTCCGACCACAGCTTCGCGAACTCCTCGTTGGACATGCCAGCGACCTCGGCGAAGCCGGAGAGGGAGTCTCCGCCCTCCCGGACCGCCTTGTCGATCTTCTTCATGCCCATGGTCATGGCGGTGCCGCCGGCCTCCGCCTCGATGCCGACGGAGGACATCGCGGCGGCGAGGCCGAGGACGTCGCCCTCGGTGAGGCCGAGCTGGGCGCCGATGCCGGACAGGCGCATGCCCATCGCCATGATCTCGCCCTCGGTGGTGGCGAAGTTGTTGCCCAGCCCCACGAGGGTCGCGCCGAGCCGGTCGACGTCGTCCTGGCTGGTGCCCATGATGTTCGAGAACCGCGCCAGGGAGGTGGCGGCTTCCTCGGCGGAGAGGTTGGTCGTCTCTCCGAGGTTGATCATCGTGCGGGTGAACTCGACGACGGAGTCCGTCTGCACGCCGAGCTGGCCCGCGGCCTCGGCGACGGCGGCGATCTCCTGGTGGGAGGCGGGGAGCTCCTGCGCGAGGCCGCGCAGCCCGTCCTCGACCGCGGCGAGCTGCTCCGGGGTGCCGTCCACGGTCTTGAGCACGCCGGCCCAGGACGACTCCCAGTCCATCGACGCCTTCGCGGCGAGGCCGAGACCGGTGGCGGCCGCGGTGCCGATGCCGAGGAGGGAGGTCGCGACCCGGTCGTAGTTCGCCTTCTGGGCGCCCTGCGCGTTGCCGATCTTCCCGAGCTCAGACGCGAGGGACTTCGCGGACGCGGACGCCTGCGCGGCACCCGTCGTGAACCGCTGAGCGTTCAGCTCGAGGACGGTGCGGATCGTGCGAGTCTCAGCCACAGGTCGCCCCCTCTATGTTCAGTTCTTGGGCTTCACCCGGTCCGGGTGGAAGCGGGTCGAGGCGACGAGCGCGCGGGAGTCCGCGTCGTTCTCCCGCCCCTTCATCGCCCAGCCGACCGCGCGAGTGCGGTAGCAGCGGGTGAACGCGGCCTCGTAGGCGCGCTGGTAGTCGGGGTCCTGGCACTCCCTCGCATCGCCGCCACAGACCGGGCAGCGATGCGTCTCCTCCTCCGCCTCGAGGTGGTGGAGGGCGAGGGCCATGTCCTGGTCATGCCTCGGCCAGGACAGAAACGTGGTGTGCGGGATCCCGTGGGCGCGAGCTACTTCGAGCTCGGCGCGGAGGGTCGCCGACTTCGCCAGTCGGCCAGCGAGAAAGGGACCGCGTCACGCTCCATGTGGGCGCGGAGGGTATCGCCGATGATCTCCTGGTACTTCCCCGGCGACATGACGGCGACGAGCCCGTCCCAGTCCCACTCCACCGGCTCGAGCAGCCCGTCCGTGACGGACGTGATCGCGGCCGGCATGAGCGCGCGGTCGAACGTGTCGGTGTTGAACCCCATCTGGCCGTCCCAGGGGACGTCTCGGCGGGGCGGGTGCTCGGCGACGATCCGCCCCCACGCCTTCGGGTCGATCCGCTCGACGGTGATGATGCGGGCGGCGGCGGCGATCTGCTCCTCGAGCTCGTCCCGCTCCGTGGTGAGGGTGGCGGCGCGGTCGCGGGCGTTCTCCGCGATCTTCGCGTCAGTGGAGCGGTTCGCGACCAGGGTCAGGGCCTTCACCTGCCCGTCGAGGTGGGTCCACTGCTCCGACAGTTCGGGGGCGGTGGTGATCTCGTACTCGGCCACGATGCTCCTTCCAGGTATGGGCGAGGCCCGCCACCGTGCGCTGGTGGCGGGCCTCGTAGGGGGTTGTCAGTCGCCGGGGGTGACGGTGACGTCCTCGAGGAACAGGTCCGCGGAGATCGTCGACGTGAACATCAGGTCCTCGCCCTCGACGGGCTGGTTCTTCGACCGCATCGTCACGTCGCCGCGGTAGATGTCCACGCGGGCCGGGAGACCGTCGTGGGAGTCGTGGCCGTACCCGATCGCGACGTACACGGTCGCGCCCTCCGGCACGGCGGAGTACGCGGCGTTGATGACGGCGTCGGCGTCCTCCTGCTGGTCGTAGATCGCCTGGATCGTGCCCTCGATCGTCTCGCCGGTCTTGCGGGTGACGGTGACCTTCTCGCAGGCGCGCTTCCGCTCCCGCGTGGTGGGGGTGCGGGTGAACTGCACGTCGCCCATGTTGTGGTAGCAGTCGATCTTCACCGTGGACTCGTCGGAGAACAGCGAGGCGGGGATCGCCTCGGTCTGGTCGGTCAGCGGGGTGGTGACGGCCGCGTCCTGGATGATCCAGGTGGGGACGTTGCCGGAGGCGGTGACCCCGTCGAGGCCGGTGGTGATGGCGGGCTGAGACATGGTCAGGACTCCTTCGTGTTGCGCTTGCGGGGCAGGGGGTTGCCGTACTTGTCGGTGGCGGGGTGGTCGGCGAGGAGGGTCGCGCCGGCCTTCCGTGCGAGGACGCGGGTGGTGGTGTAGTGGTCG